TTATGTTTTTAAGAATCGAGATGGGTTTAGATATACCAGCTAACTCAACTACTAATATCGCTGCTGTATTTAAAGATTCAGAAGGAGCAGAAGCATTTAGGCTTGCATTTGTAAATAGATATTTTAAGAGCGCAGGTACAAATGTTTCCGAAACGTACAATATTGAGTTTTTTATGGACACAAACATTGAAAACGGCACGATGGAATTAGTTTACAATTCAGATAGCAACGGAGGCGCAATTCTCAAATCATTAATGGTAGACATTCGATAAATATGGCAAACGAAAATGGATGGGGCGATGGTGCTTCAAATAATAACATAGGTTGGGGTAAAGGGGCTGTAAATAACAACATCAACTGGGGTGCATCTCATTTTACAAGTTTGGCTGGTTTGACTGATATAACTGGACAAGGTGGCGGGTCAAGTTTCGACCCAGACGCTGAGGCTTATTTCACAGCAGCAGGTATTACAGACACTACTGAAAAGGATGCCGTTAATCAACTTGTATTAGATTTAAAAGGAGAAGGAAGTACAACAAATAATAGTGATGTTTGGAGTTCAAGCATTGGTATTTATCCAGTGTCACCTACCTCATTAACTGCTTCTACGTTTAATCTCAAAAACCTAGCTAAGAACATTACATGGTTTAACAGTCCAACACACTCATCATTAGGTATAACTGGTAATGGCATCGATATGTACGGAGATGCAGGAATAAATATTTTAAATGATATAGGCTCTAATAATTTTGGATTGTATGTGGAAGTTGATTCTCAGAATACAAGTAGTCAGTCAGAGATAGGGGCTAATAAAAGTTCATCTCCATATGATGGAGGTCTAATATTACCATTTTACGCAGGTGGGGCACGAGATGCTTCTGCTGTTGGTGAATTTGTTTTTGGAGGTAATGCACAAGTGGACAGAACAGGTTTATTAGGTGTTCAATATAATACAACATTAGGAGTAACAGAGAGAAATAGAAACGGCATTAAATATAGTAGCACAGCAACACCAATAGGTATAGCACAAAACCTTAATATCTTTTTAATGTGTAGAAATTTTGGCGGGAGTGGTGCATTATTTACAAATAAAACACATTCATTTTATGGAATTACAAATGGCGATTTAATCGAAAATCAAATATTTGATTTGTCAATCTCCATATACAAGTACAGGTATTTCACACTTAAAGGCATAGCAAATGTTGAAATAGAAGCTGTGGAGTATGCTATGAGTGCGCAAATCAAAGACGTTTCAGAACTTGTCGCAATAAACAACCTAGTAAAAGACTTAAAAGGAACAGGAAGCACTACCAACAATACAGATGTTTGGAGCAGCCTAGATGATATAGCACCTATAAGTCCTACATCTTTAGCCGCTGCTGCATATAAACTGAAATATGTAAATACACAACAGATAACTTGGGCAAATAGTCCAACACATTCATCTAGTGGAGTCGCATTTAACGGATCTACCCAATATGGTGACTTTAATTATATACCATCCACAGCAGGGGCAAGTCTTACAAGCGCGTCTATTACTCTTAGTGTAAATGGTTCGGGTTCAAGTACTGAAGTTATCTACGGAGTGATTCAAGCTACAACCCAAAGAGAAGCATATTTCTTTACAGCCGCAAGCTCAACAGTTTGCCACCTCTATCAAACTGGTACTACTACAGGCGTATCGTACACAACAATAGACCGACAAGGTGTATTTATCACATCAAGGAGAGCGATTGATGATATTGAGGGTTATGAAGATGGAGTCAGTCAAAATACTGGAACAGGAACTGCATCGGCTGGTACTTTACCATCTGCTAGTAGTTTCATTGCGGCTAATAATGACGGAACAGGAACGGCTGCTAACCACGCCAATACAACTATTAACTTTGTAGCTAGAGGTAGTGGTTTAACGGATAACCAAGCCCAAGACCTTTATGACGCTATTTCAACTTACAACACAGCATTAAGCAGATAAGATATGTATTTACTATTTGAAACAGATTACACAGCAAACGAATCAATAGCTATTGGTGACGGTAGCTATTTAAAGCTAGTCAAATGCGAAGAGGGTTGGTTTATTACCGATAACTTTAAATCATTGGTTGACGAGCAAGGTTGGACATATACAGAGGTTGACTCAATTACGCCTTATAACCCTGATCCATTAGAGATTTAAAAGTAACACGAATACCATAAGAGAAAGAGTTAATCTCGAAAATGTTACACCTCGTTCATGCATAAGTTATATATGTATGAAAGAAGCTAAATTAATTCTGAATAGTGTTAAGCGTTTACTCGGTCAAGAGGTAAAACTTGAAACCGCAAACCTTGACAACGGTACAGTTCTCGAAGCAGATATGTTCGAAGCTGGAAGTCCTGTATTCATAGTAACCGAAGATGGACAAGTTCCATTGCCTATTGGCGATTATACTATGGAAGATGGGCGTATGCTAGTAGTAGCTGAGGACGGCATCATTGCCGAAGTTAAAGAAGCTGCTGCGGAAGAATCTCCAGAAGTGGAGGTTGAAGTAGAGGCTAGTTCTGAGCCTGAGTATGTAACGAAAGAAGATTTCCTCGCTGCGATTGGTGAGATCAAATCTTTGTTTACTTCTCAGCTTGAAATGAAAGCCGCTGAGGAAGTAGAAGTTGAAACTGAGAAAGAAGTGGAACTATCCGCTGCTCCAGTTATGCCAGCTGCTACTCCTATTAAACCAAACCCTGAGCGTGAGAATGCTAGAAAAGAGCAATTCACTTACTCGAAAAAACAAAGCCAAACCTTAGACGCTAAGTTGATGGCGAAATTCTCAAACCTTAATTTAAAAACATCTTAAAAAATGCCTACTACTTAAAATATCACCTCATCTTATGCTTGTGAATACGCTGGAAAAATTATTGCTCCAGCATTGCTATCTTCACCTACCTTAGATAAAGGTGGTGTTGAAATTATGCCTAACGTCAAGAAATCATCTGTTATTCAGAAGCTAGACACAGGCACTCTTATCGCTGATGCTACTTGTGATTTCACTGCATCTTCTAGTGTAACTCTTACTGAGCGAGTAATCACTCCGAAAGAATTACAAGTGAACGTTCAACTTTGTAAAAAAGATTTCGTTGATACATGGGAAGCTATCCAAATGGGATATTCTGCTCATCATGAAATGCCAAAGACATTCCAAGATTTCTTCTTGGCTAGAATGGCTGCAAAAGTTGCTAGTTCAAACGAGACTTTGTATTGGAACGGTGTAGCTGGTGCTGGTCAATATGACGGTATCGCTACAAAGATCGCTGCTGATGCTGCTTTACCAGCTGCTCAGGAAGTAGCTGGAACAACTGTAACGGCTGCTAACGTAGTAGAAGAACTTGGAAAAATCGTTGACGCTTTACCAGCTAGACTTTATTCTCAAGCTGATACTTACATCTACGTTTCTCAATCAATCTACAAATTGTACAAGCGTGCATTGGGTGGATTCGGAGCAAGTGGATTAGGTGCTAACGGTTACAGAGGTGAAGGAAACAACCAAGACTTAGGCGATGTTCTTTTCGATGGTATTCCTTTATTTGTTGCAGAAGGTCTAACAGCTAACCAAGCTATTTGCACTCAGAAGTCTAACCTTTACTTTGGTACTGGATTGATGAATGATTGGAATGAGGTTAAGTTGATCGACATGAGCGACATCGATGGTTCTCAGAATGTTCGTTTTGTAATGCGCTTTACTGCTGCTGCTGACTACGGTTACGCAGAAGATATGGTAACTTACGGAATCACAAATTCTGCTAACTAATTTATCTTAATTAATAATTGAAAGGGCGAGTAGGCAAGTGCTTGCTTGCCCTTTTTTAATACTAAAAATATGGCTTGTGATTTAACATTAGGAAGGCTAGAACCATGTAAGGATTCTGTTGCTGGACTTAAAAATGTGTACTTTGTACCTTACGGTGATGATGGTTTAGCAATTAGCTACGATACAACCGATACAGATGTAATCGACTTACTAGGTGTAGCTGTTCCAGCTTTCAAGTATGAATTAAGAGGAACGTCTAGCTTTGAGCAGACCGTCAGTTCGTCAAGGGATAACGGAACAACTTTCTTCGAGCAAACATTAACTTTGTCTCTAAAGAAGTTGACTAAGGAAGACCACAAAGAAATAAAGATTCTTTGCTATGGTCGTCCTCATGTAATCGTTGAAACAAACAACGGTGATTTATTCTATGCTGGTTTAGAACATGGAATGGATGTAAATGGTGGAACTGTTGCTAACGGTACTGCAATGGGTGATTTTGTTGGATATACTTTGACTTTAGTAGGTCAAGAAAAAACTCCAGCGAATTTCTTAATCCCAGCTAGTGGTTCAACAATAGATGCCAAACTTACCGCTTTAGGTGTTACGGTAACTGTCGGAACATAAGAGCGTTCATATACCTATCTAAAAAGCCTCTGCATTATGTAGGGGCTTTTTTGTTACAAATATTTTTTTTCAAGTTATATAAGTATGATAGTATTAAACACATCTTCTGACGAACAGACTTTTACGGTCATTCCTAGATTTGAGCCTACGGCAACAATCACTATCACTTTTTTCAGTGAGCAGCAAAACAAGCAGACGCACTCATTCACTGACGATACTCCAAACTATTTAAACGGCTATCTTACAATTACCAATACTTATGATCCAGCTTTGGTTGATCAGAATAAGTATGTAGTTGAAATTAAAGAAACTGGTGTTTTATGTTGGAGAGGTAAATGTTTTGTAACCGATCAAACCGATCTACCAAAATTCACTATTAACGAAGGAGTATATGACGAGCCTACTCAATCAAGTAACGAGTTTATCATAATATGAGCATCAAGATCATCAAACTAGGCAAATACACAATGCCTACAATCTCAGAAAATAAGCGCGATAAGTGGGTTGCTTATGGTGAGGACAATAACTATTACGAGACTTTGTTAAAAGCAAAGGATTCGCCAACCAATAGCGCATTGATAAACGGTATTTCAGACATGATTTACGGCAAAGGTCTATATGCTACCGATGCCAATCGTAAGCCTGATGAATACGCTCAAATGATCCAGCTATTTTCAGAGGATTTAATGCGTAAAACAGCCGATGATTTCTATACTTATGGCGAGGCTTCATGGCAAGTAATTTATGATCAAGGGCATACTCAAATACTAAACGTTGAACATATACCTATTCAAAACTTACGACCTGAAAAGTGCAACGAAGATGGAGATGTTGAGGCTTATTACTATTCAGATAATTGGAAAGAGGTAAGTCATAAAGATAACCCTGAAAGAATACCAGCTTTTGGAATGAGTAATAAAGGTCTAGAGATACTTGTTATTCGACCTTACAAGACTGGCTTTCATTATTTCAGCCCTGTTGAATGGCAAAGCGGAATAGACTATGCGTTCGTTGAAATCGAGTTAGCAAAGTTTCACTTGAATAACATCTTCAATCGGTTTAGCGCAAACATGATCATCAACTTCAATAATGGAGTTCCTAGCCCTGATGAACAGCAAATAATTGAAAGAAAAGTAAAAGGTAAATACACTGGAACGGAAGGTGATAGTGTGATAGTTGCATTTAACGAGAACAAGGAAGGCGCTGCTGACATTCAAACGCCACAACTGAACGATGCACACAACCAATATCAATTCATTGCAGAGGAAGCCGCTAGAAAGCTAATGGTATCACATCGAGTTACATCTCCATTGTTATTTGGGCTGCCTCAAAACGGTGGTTTAGGCTCAAACGCTGACGAGATTAAAATGGCTTCGCAATTGATGGATAACATCACTATTAAGCCGATGCAAAGGATTATAGTTGAGGCGGTTCAAAAGGTGCTAACGTTTAACGACATTAGTCTCAATGTATTTATGGGTACATCTCAGCCTTTAGGCTTTACAGAAATGGAAGTTGAAGAAGTGCAAGACGAAACCATTCAAGAGCAGACTGGCGTTCAAATGAGCAAGCATATTTGCTGCTCTAAAGACGATGGATTAGACTTAATCGCTGATGACCTAATCAAAATGGGTGAGGATATTACTAATGATTGGGTATTAGTTGACGAACAAGAAGTTGTTTACGAAGATGAAAAGCAAAGTCTACTATCTAAGGCGATCAATTTTGTAAGCACCGGAACAGCAAGACCAAACGCTAAAAGCGAACAAGATGCTGTTATCAATGGTGTACAATACAAGACACGCTACATCTACGCACCTCAATCGGTTTCGCCTAACAGTCGGGAGTTTTGCCGCAAGATGGTTGCAGCAAACAAGTTATATCGCAAAGAGGACATCATCGCAATGGATGATAAGGCTGTAAATCCTGGTTGGGGTGCTGGAGGCGCTAACACTTACTCAATATGGAAATTCAAAGGCGGAGGCGCTTGCCATCATAAATGGATGAGGCGAATCTATAAGAAAGTCGGTGAAGAAGGAAGTATTGATGTAAACAATCCAAACGCTGAAACGATAAGCACTAATGCTAGTGAAAAAGAAGGCTATCGAGTGCGCAACCCAAAAGAGGTGGCAATGAAGCCAAAGGATATGCCGAATGAAGGATTTTTAAAACCAAGAGGATAATGGCAAAGGCGCTACTCATAACAAACGATGATCTGCTTAGATATTCTAATCTAAGTGGAAACGTGGATACTGACAAGATTATTCAGTACACTTCAATCAGTCAAGACATACATATTCAGAACTTACTCGGAACTGATCTACTAGAGAAAATTCAAGCCGATATTGTTGCTAATACTTTGTCGGGTAATTATCTGACATTGGTAAACACTTGGGTTAAGCCAGCGTTGATACACTGGACATTGGTAGAGTTACTACCTATGGTTGCGGTTAACGTATCTAATGGAGGTATTTACAGACACGCTCCAGAGAACGCACAAGCGCTAACCAAAGAAGAAGTAGATAGCTTGGTAAGTCAAGAACGCGATTTTGCTGTTTATTACTCGAATAGACTTGTCGATTACTTATGTAACAATAACTCTTTATTCCCTGAGTATTCTACAAACTCAAATGAAGATGTTAATCCGTCAACCGATAATAACTTTTGCAGTTGGGTACTTTAAAAAAAACATATGAGCCTAAAAAGGAAAACATCATTAAGTTGATGAAATACATCCAATCAAAAAAGAAAAAAAGCAATGACCTTAGACAATCAAGATAAAAAATTGATCGAAAGCACCATTCCAAAGTGGTTAGTTCCGGTATTACTCACAATTGGCGGTGCGACATTGTCTGTTGGTATTTGGGCTGGTACAGTATCAAATAAGGTTGATGAGGTTGAGCGTAACCAAAGGATAAACACTCCGATCATAAATACTCAATTGGTAACGTTAGAATCTATTAGAACGGATGTTAAGTGGATTCGTATAGAGGTTGAGAAGCAAGGTTATCAAATAATGGATATGAAGCGTGAAATGAACACGATAAAAGATAGCAAATGAGCAGCTTTGACAAGTTTATAGAGAAAGTTTTAATCCATGAAGGTGGTTATGTTAATGACCCAACCGATAATGGTGGTGAAACTAATTGGGGTATATCCAAAAGAGCATATCCAAATTTGGACATCAAGAACTTGACAAAAGACCAAGCGAAAGAAATTTACAAACGCGACTATTGGGATAAGAATCATTGCGATAAATTACCGAGTGGCGTTGATTATATACATTTTGATACTGCCATAAATGCTGGCGGTTCTCGTGCCGCTAAAATACTTCAAGATGCTTGCGGTGTAGTTGTCGATGGAATCATTGGAAGTAAGACAATAACAGCGGCTCAATCATTGACAGCGGAAAGGTACTTGTTATTTAGAATGTATTTCTATTGCCAAATCGTTCGAAAGAATAATTCACAAGCTAAATTCATTGGCGGCTGGAGTAATAGGTGTATGGATATTTTGAAAGTGGTTTAGAAAATTTAAGGATAATGGATATACCTACCGAAATAATAATTACTATTCTCGGTGCTTTGGGTAGTGGCGTTGGTGCTATTTTAGTTTACATTAAAAAACGATTGACCGAACTTGACGTATTGAAAAACGAAATTACAGATTGTAAGGTGAGGGTAGCCGAGTTAGAAACAGAAAAGAAATCAGTCCGCGAGTACATGAAAAAACGAGCAAAGAGGGCTACTAAAAACTTAAATACAGAAGATTATGATTAGCACTAAATTAGATAAGAACTGGAAAACCACTACTATTGGTGTTCTTTTATTCGGGGTTGGCTTCATTTGGAAGATTGACTGCCTTTGGTTGACGAAAGGATGCGATGACGCATCTACATACAAGATTGCTATTTTGTTACTTGCTGGCCTTGTATTTCTATTCCTTGACGAAAAATACATCAAGTCGGCATTGAAGCGTTTAGTCGATAGCGCAATCAACAAGTTTAGTAAATAATCACCTCTTGGATGGTATCCTTGAGCCGAGCCTAACAACAGCCTAAATCATAATAGGTGATGCGTTGGGCTTTATTTTTGTAAATTCGTCAAAATGAACCAACTATGAGTATTAACACAAAGCACTGGATAGGGCACATTTTAGCAATTGCAATAATCGTTTACTTGGCTCAACTCATTTTAAGCGCTCCTAACGAGGTTGAGCAGCAATCTAGTATAATTAAACAGATGCAGCAAAAAAACGCTACCTTGCGCACTGAGAACGATTCTATTAAGGTTTTAGCCGCTAATCTTATCAAGCAAGTAAATGCACCTAATCCACAACCAGAAATTAAAATCAAATACATAAGCCGTAATGAACAAATTGAAATGGCTGATAATTCTACCCTTGTTGATGCTTTTATTGCAATCGTACAACGTCATAGGGCAGAACGACTTGCAGAGAATAACGAATGAAATGTTACGCGAGGTTCAGCACATGAACAACCACATCATGTACCTAGAAGAAAGTCTTGATAGCTGTTCTACTCGATTGGATAAAGCAAAAGCCGCTATTGCCATGAAACAATTTGAAATCGACAACCTAGAGTTTATAGATGATCAAAACATAATGATCGTGAATGAACAACAAGGGCAAATTCAAAACCTTGAAATGACGATCAATAATTTGAAGCGCAAGGATAATCTCAAGACTAGGTTGCTGATATGCACACCATTTATAGCATTCTTGCTCGGAACACTCACCAATAATATAAGCTTACAATTATAAAAATGGCTAGAAAACAAAAACTGACTGGAAAAGTAATTTGCGATTTATTGGATCAATATCCAAATTCATACTCATTATCAATAGCAAAAATTGCTTACAGGGATAATCCGCTTTTATTTAATGACGTAGAACACGCTAGAGCTATTGTTCGATACTATCGTGGAGCGATTGGTAAAAAAACAAAAAGCGAACTGCGTGAAACCAAATACTTAAAAGATTACACCACTAATGAATACAACCCTTTAGGGCTTCCCGATAGCGATGAGCGCGAATGGCTGCCATACTATCTTTCTAATGATTGTAAGAACGTTTTGTGGATGAGTGATATACATCTTCCGTATCATTCAATAGAAGCGCTTACGGTTGCTATAAACAAAGGATTGCAAGAGAATGTAGATACTATCTTTTTGGGGGGCGATACATTAGATTTTTACCAGCTTTCGAGGTGGGAAAAAGACCCAAAGAAAAGGCACTTTAGCGATGAGATGGAAATGGCTAGAGAATTTTTAACAAAATTGAGACAACTATTTCCAAATGCTCGGATTTACTTTAAGGAAGGCAACCACGAAGAACGCTACGAAAATTATCTAAAAGCGAAAGCCCCAGAGTTATTCTCATGCGAAGAATTTAGACTAGAAATACTGTTGAGGCTAGGAGAGAATAGAATCGAGTGGATAGGAGAGAAGCGAATATCTTATGTTGGAAAGCTACGACTTGCTCATGGTCATGAGTTTGGTCGGTCGGTATTTAGTCCGGTCAATCCAGCTAGAGGTTACTACATGAAGTCAAAACAGTCTATGATGGCTGGGCATAACCACCAAACATCTGAACATACTGAGCCAAATCTCGATGGAAATATAGAAACCGTTTGGAGTACGGGCTGCTTGTGTGAACTACATCCAGAGTATATGCCGATCAACAAATGGAATCATGGCTTTGCGATCATCAAGGTTTTGCCGAACGGAGATTATAACGTTAACAACTATCGAATCCATAAAGGGGAAATTCTTTAACTCTCGTTCCTTTAGTGTCAATGGTTTCATGTTGGTTCAGTTTTACTGTAGTAGATATACACAATTGTTGTAAGTAATGGAGACTTGTGTCTTTTTTGGATTTGAATCCAATAATAGTATCATAATTTTGGATTTTTTTCATCCATATTACATTGCTGCTCTTGGTGGTATAATTTAGCAAAGTGCATTAATGTATTATCATATTCTTCAGACGTCATTTCTAAAGAATCTCTTTCGTTATTCAGTAACCATCTGTAATCTTCACTTGTCATTTTATCATATTTTAGTTTTTAATATCCTGAACGCAACATAGCTAAACCATTG